CAACTGGTCTGATCTTTGCTATGCGCCCACAGTATGCAAACACAACTGCGTTTACAGGCGAAGCGTTCTTCAATGAAGCTGACACTGACTTCTCTGGTGCTGGTACAATGGCTGGTACCGTTGGTACTGCAAACACTGCAAACACTGGTACTGGTATGTCAACATCTGTTGCTGAAGCAAATACCGCTTTTGCACAAATGGGCTTCTCACTAGAAAAAGTTTCTGTAACTGCAAAGTCACGTGCTTTGAAAGCAGAATACACAACTGAACTTGCACAAGACTTGAAAGCGATTCACGGTCTTGACGCTGAAACAGAACTTGCAAACATCCTACAGTCTGAAATCCTTGCGGAAATCAACCGTGAAGTTGTTCGCACAGTGTTTACTACAGCTGTTCGTGGTGCTAACTCAGGTGTTACAACTGCTGGTACATTCGACCTTGATGTTGACTCAAACGGCCGTTGGTCAGTTGAAAAGTTCAAGGGCTTGATGTTCCAAATTGAGCGTGAAGCTAACCAAATCTCCAAGTCTACTCGCCGTGGTCGTGGTAACGTAATCATCTGTTCATCTGATGTTGCTTCTGCACTTCAAATGGCTGGTGTTCTTGACTACACTCCAGCACTTGCAAACAACCTAGGTGTTGATGACACCGGTAATACTTTTGCAGGTATCCTAAATGGCAAGTACAAAGTATATATCGACCCATATGCTGGTGGTAACTATGCTGTTGTTGGTTATAAGGGTGCATCTGCATTCGACGCAGGTCTATTCTATTGCCCATACGTACCGCTACAAATGGTTCGTGCTGTTGGTGAAGATAGCTTCCAACCAAAAATTGGCTTTAAGACTCGTTACGGTATGGTTTCAAATCCATATGCTGACGGTATCACTGGATCTACTCAGGGTGCTCTTACTGCAAATACTAACGAATATTACCGCCGTATTTTTGTTAACAACATTCTATAATAAGATTCGGTTAACCGAACAAACTGGGGCGCTTCGGCGCCCCTTTTTTATGTCTATAAATAGTAGGTATGACAAACAAAGGTTACTTATATGATACAGAATTTTTTCAACGCTAAGAATTTTGATTTTACAATCAAGCGTCTTCCAAATGTCCAATTTTTTGTTCAAGGTGCAAGTATTCCAGGATTGAGTATTGATACAACATATCAAGCAACTCCATTCGCACCTATTGCAAGACCTGGTAATAAACTATCGTACGATGAGTTATTAATAACTGTTGCAGTCGATGAAAATCTTGTCTGTTACAAAGAAATTTATAATTGGATGTCAGGTCTGGCTCCAACAAATAATTTTGATCAATACAATACACTCATAGCCGGTGATGGTCAATTTTCAGATGCATCATTGATTATTTTGAATAGTAAAGGTAATTCTAAAGTTGAATTTAAGTTTACTGATCTGTTTCCTGTTTCATTATCAGCTATTCAGATGACAACCACTAATAGTACTACTGAATATGTTACAACAACTATTGGATTTAGATATACTACGTTTGAAATTGTTGACATTTGATTCTTTATAGTGTATAATAGCAACTGGCTGCATATACCATAGGAGAATGAGATGAAACTTGAAGATCTATATAATGAATGGGCTAAAGACGGCGCTATTGATATTGCAGACATATCTAGAAATTCTGCAGATATTCCAAAACTTCACAACAAATACTTTAGGTGGTATTCTGAAGAAGGTTTAAGACTCAAAAAACTTAAATCAGATTATAAGGTACTCACTAAACTCAAGACAGATTATTATAATGGTACTTTAGATAGTACAGAACTAAAAGAATATGGTTGGCCACAACAACCGCTTAAGATTCTTCGTGCCGATATTCCAATGTATCTTGAATCTGATAAAGAGATAATTACTCTATCTTTAAAGATTGGACTTCAGGAAGCAGTAGTAGAATATCTAGAATCAATTATCAAACAAATCAACAATCGTAATTTCATTCTCAAAAATATCATTGATTGGGAGAAGTTTAGAACAGGTGCATAATGGAAAAAGTCATTATTGAGAAAGTGAATGAAGTATTTGTAAAGGTGGTGGCAGATCCATCAACAAAGATGGAAATGTCTGCTTACTTTACGTTTGAAATTCCAGGTGCTAAATTCATGCCAGCTGTGCGGAACAAAGTCTGGGATGGAAAGATTCGACTTCTCAATCCAATGACTGGACTCATTTATGCTGGACTGATTCCACAGATTGCTAAATTTTGTAAGACTCGAGAATATGATATTGAACTTGCCTCAAAGGATGTTTGGCCATTAAATAAGATTGATGATGATTATGGCTTTCAGTTATCAAAAGAGTTTGACTGCAAATTTGAACCAAGAGACTATCAGAACAATGCTATTGTACATGCATTAAGAAATAACCGTGGTCTTCTATTATCACCAACTGCTTCTGGTAAATCTTTCATTATCTACATTCTGTCACGCTTTCACGTCGAGCAAGATCGTAGAGTCCTTGTTATTGTTCCTACGACATCTCTTGTGCACCAAATGTCTTCTGATTTTATAGATTACAATAGAGGTAAAGACTTAGACATTCATAGAATTATGGCTGGTGTTGATAAAGCATCAAAGTCACCTTACACTATTACAACTTGGCAGTCAATCTATAAGATGCCAAAGGCATGGTTTGATCAATTTGATGTTGTAATTGTTGACGAAGCTCACCTTGCAAAAGCAAAATCATTGACAGGTATTATGGAAAAAGCTCCTAATATCAAATATAGATATGGGTTCACAGGTACCTTAGATGATACACAGACTCACAAATTAGTCCTTGAAGGCTTGTTTGGTCAGGTATTCCAAGTCACAAGTACGAAGAAACTCATTGATGATAAAACATTGGCAGAGTTTGATATTAAAGCTATTGTGCTTGGGTATTCTGATGCTACACGGAAGATAAATAAGAATAAATCATATCAGGATGAAATAGATTGGATTGTACGAAATGAAGCCAGAAACAAGTATATTAGGAATCTGGCTTGGAATCTTAAAGGCAATACCCTCATTCTATTTCAGTTTGTTGAGAAACATGGTAAAGTGCTTGAGCCTCTTCTTCATCATGCCGAAAAACGCGTCCATTTCGTTCATGGAGGAGTCGATGCTGAGGTTCGAGAGTCTATACGTGGCATTGTTGAATCTAGTGGTGATAACATTATCCTTGCCAGTTATGGCACTTTTAGTACTGGTGTCAATATCAAGCGTCTTGACAATATTATTTTTGCATCTCCTTCAAAAGGCAAAATCCGCAATCTTCAAAGCATAGGTCGTGTGTTACGTCGTGGTAATGGAAAGGATAAAGCAACATTATACGACATTGTAGATGATTTACAGTACAAGACACATAAGAACTTTGCAATTCAACATTTTATGGAACGTGTTCGAATTTATACAGATGAAGGCTTTGAGTTTAAACTATACAATATAGATCTTAAGGAGTAATAATGAATATTCTGAATGTCAAACTTAAAAATGGTGAAGATCTTATAGCACAACTTGTTGAGGATCATACTAACACATTATCAGTTAAGTTAAAGTTACCAGTAAAACTAGTATCAGAACTTAACACTGGCATATATGCTAAGAATTGGATGTTTTATTCCGATTCAGATGAAGTTGAAATACAGAAGACTGACATATTCTTTATTACTGATGCAAATGAGGAATCAATAGAATGGTATGTAGGTTACATGGCAAAGAATGATATGTATTCTGATTCAGAATCAGACATTGATAGTCTAGAGACTATATTCAATGCAATGGTTGAATCCAAAACAAGTATTAAACATTAACATTATTTGAATCCATAATTCATTATAACACGCCACCAGATGATGTCAACCAAAAAATGCATAACCCATTGAAAAGAATGATTGACAAAGTGTGATAATTATGATATATTTGAGGTAGAAGGAGATATTATGGCAAGAGTAAATTATATTAACAATGCGGAATTTTTAAAAGCTATTACGGACTATAAAAAACTATGTATTGAGGCTGAAAACTCTGCGGATGAGTTACCAAGAATTCCAAGATATATCGGTGAATGTCTTTATAAAATCTCTACTCGGTTAGCATCAAGACCAAACTTTTCTGGGTATAGTTATAAAGATGATATGATCAGTGATGGACTTGAGAACGCAATTCAAGCACTCGGTAACTTTGATCCAGACAAATCTAGCAATCCATTTGCATATTTTACACAGATCATCTGGTTTGCTTTCCTTCGTAGGATTGAAAAAGAAAAAAAGCAACTATACATTAAACACAAAGTAATTGAGAACTCAGTCATTCATGGTACTGCAATGGATAAGAATGATGGTGACTCAGGTGACGCTGCATATATTGATCTAAATAACTCATATATGTATTACTTTGTCACCAATTATGAAGCAACTATTGAAAAACGAAAAGTGGTAAAACCTAAGAAACAAGGTTTGGAAGAATTTATTGAGGAATAAGTATGAAAATTGCTTTAATAACTGATACACATTATGGAGTAAGAAATGACTCCGCCGTAGTTGCAAATTTTCAGAACAAGTTCTTCTATGATATTTTTCTTCCATACTTGAAAGAGAATGGAATCACAGAGGTAATGCATCTTGGTGATCTTTTGGATCGTCGTAAGTATATTAATTATGTAACACTCAAGAATGTCAAGGACAATTTTATTCTTCCATTACTAAAAGAACGAATTGCCATTAATGTTGTTGTAGGAAACCACGATGTTTACTATAAGAATACAAACTCAGTCAATAGTCTAAATGAATTGTTTGCAGATATTGATCCAACATCATTTCATGTGTATTGGGATAAACCAGTTGAGTTGGTTTATGATGGCCAGAAAATCTTATTCTGTCCATGGATTTGTGATGAGAATTATGATGAGTCGATGAAGGCAATTGCTGAAACTGATGCTCGTGTGTTGATGGGTCACTTTGAAATTGAAGGCTTTGAAATGCATCGTGGTGCAATCTGTGAACATGGTCAAAAGGTTGATCTGTTTGGCAAATTTGATCTTGTCTGCTCTGGGCATTTCCATCATAAGTCAACACATAAGAACATTACATATCTTGGCTCACCATATGAGATGAATTGGAATGACTACGGTGATGAACGTGGATTCCATATCTTTGATACAAAAACAGGTGAGCTCGAATTTATTCGAAATCCATATTCAATGTTCCATAAGATTGATTACTCTGATAATGATATGACGATTGAGGATATTGAAAATCTTGATACTTCAGGGTTGACAGGATCATACATTAAGGTTATAGTACATAATAAGAACAATCCTTATCTGTTCGATCTATTCATTGATAAACTTCAGAAGTCTGGTGCTGTTGACATCAAAATTATTGATGATCATCTTAATTTGGATTTGGTAAAGGAAGATGGATTGGTTGATGAAGCACAGGACACATTAACTATACTAAATAAGTATGTGGATACAATTGAGTTCCGTGGTGATAAAAAACGAGTGGAACATTTTCTACGTGAACTTTATAATGAGGCTATTAATCTATGAAAATTGAACTTGTTGAACGTCAGGGTGAAGATGGTGAGATGGAATATGGTGTTCAACATCACGATGGTCATATTAATTGGTATGCATCATT